CCATTGCCCTTTACTAGCGCCGTTTCCCGACGGATTGAAGCTTCTCGATCAAGCTTTCGGGCGCTTGGCCCGCGCCCAGCGCCTTGTCGGCCGAGCGCTTGTAGACGTAGACGCCCAGCACCGACAGGCCGACCGACCACATCATGGACAATGCGCCGAGCGCTTCGATCACGGGTGCTGCGTCGCGCGGGGCCGCGACCACGACCCAGGCGACGGCCGTCATCTGGGCAGCCCAGGTCGCCGCCATCACGTAGCCGAATGTCGGCCGCATGCGGCGCACGTAGGGGTCCTCGGACGCGGACTCGGCGCGGATGGTCGCGTTCACTTCGCGAATCGTCTCGCGGTAGTCGTCGCTTTCGAGCTTCGCGAGCTTTTCGAGATGCCGGTTCGCCTCGGCGACCTGGACCGGGTCGAACTTGGCCGCGTCGATCGCCTGGGCGACTTCGGACAGCGCGCCCGCAGCCGTTTTGGCGACCGGATTGTCGATGTGCTTGAGCGCGCCGCCCACGAGCTTGACCAGAACGGGCAACCCCAATTGCGCGAGGAGGGCAGGAATCATGGCCTGCCCCCTAGATCCGGGCGTCGGCCGCGGGGGCGGCGTCGAGCTTGGCTTCGATGCGCAGCAGATGCGCGGTCAGGCGGTTCTCGACGTCTTTGAGATAGGCGATGGAGGCGTAGTTGCGCGCGATCTCGAGCTTGAAGTCGGCCAAGCGCGCCGCAAGATCGCGCGTCTCGCGCAGATTGACTTCGTGCGCTCTGGCAAGCGCGCGCTCGTGTTCTTCGCGCTGCTTCCAGAACAGCCAGGCGATCGCGCCGAACGACGATGCGTCGGACGCCGCCAGCAGCGCTATTCCGGGTTCGAAAGTCGAGAGATCCATGGACGCACGTCTCCTCTGGAAGGGCGGGGTCAGACCGAAAAGTCGGTTTTGGCGCGATGGGCTTTGCCGCCTGCCGGCCAGCTGCGCTTCGCGCGCGGCCGCTCGACAGGCTCGACGCGCACCGGCTCGGCGAGCAGACAGCCGGCGACCGCGTCGAGTCCGTCGTCGCGCGCGCCGCCGACGGGTCGCCATTCGCGCATCTCCACGATGAAGGGCGTTTTCCACACGTCGCGATGCGCGTGCAGAACGCCCGCGGCAAGGCGCGCGTCGAAAGCGTCGAGGATGCGCAGCGCTTTGGCGCGCGTGGCCGCGACCGCACGGACGCCGCAGGCGAGCCCCGCCTCCGCCATTTCGCGCCGCAGGATCGACGGCAGAAACTGGCCCACGCCGTTCTGCTCGACCGTCACCAACGGCACGCGGTTGAGCCGCGCGAAAGCGGCCACTTGGCGGCAGAAATGGCTCGCCTCGTCGCGCCTGCCCAGCTCCTCGCGCGGCGGCTCGAGATAGCGAACGTCGTGCAGCCAGTAGTGTCCTTGCGCGTCCGTGAAGACCACGGCCACGACCGACCGGTCGCCCGTCGGACTTCCGTAGGCCGGATCCCACCAGCACGTGGCCGACAGCATGCGCCGTCCGCCGATCGACACGACCGCGGCGTCGTTGCCTTCGGAATAGAGCAGCGGCTCGTCGTAGACGTCCAGCCGGTCGGGATCGAGGCGGCTGGCGGTTTCGGCGACCGGCTCCAGCATCATCTGCGCCTGGAATTTGCGCGGCCCCGTGCGTTTGCGCACCGCCTCGATGCGCGCGGCGTCGAAGCGCTCGGGCCACACGCTCGCGCCGCTTTCGTCGAGCAGCGGAATTTCGAGGCGCGCGAAGCCGTCGAGGAACGGCGCGCTCTCGCCGGTTTCAGCGCGCAGCTCTTCGGCGTAGATCGAATAGTAGCTGTGCGGCGTGCCGATATAGAGCTGCAGCCCGCCCGGCACGAGAATGTAGTCGAGCTCGCCCAGGCGCTCGCGCAGATTCTCGCGCTTGGCGACCGTGTCGCAAGTGTTGGGCACTTCGACGTCGTCGCAGACAACGACGTCGGCGCGGGTGCCTGTGATGTTGCCGGACAGACCCTTGGCCAGCATCGACGGGTCGCGCAGTTCGGCCGCGCGCGCGACCACGAACTGGTCGGAAGCCCATGTCTCCGTCTTCACCGGCTTGAGGCCCGCCGTCGCCGGATGGCGCTCGATGATGCGTTTGACGTTGCGCACCATCTTGCGCGCGAGCGCATGCTCGGCCGCGAGCACGAGCACGCGCAGATTGGCGTCCTTGGCGAGGAGCCATGCGCAGAACAGGCCGACCAGCGTCGACTTGCCGCTCGAGCGGAACGCAAGCAGCAGGGCTCCGTGCATGCGCGCGACGCACTGGTCCTGCAGCCATTGCGCGATGCGCGCGTGCAAAGCCGGCGTGCCCTGCCCTTGCAGCGCGTTCCAAGCGGCCACGAAACGCGGGAAGTCGGGAACCGCGAGCGCACCGGCGACCGTCGGAAGATCGACCGGCGTCGGTTTCCTGCGCGGCGCCCGCTTGGCGCGAGGTCGCGCGACGGACGGCTTTTCTGCGGCCGTCCGCGTCACAGCATGACCTCGCAGGCCAAATCGCGCGCGGCGCCTGTTCGATTGACGAACGTGGTGCGCGTGTCGGCGTTGGCGCCGCTGCCGTCGTCGTAGCGCACGTTGACGCGGTCGGTCGCGGCCGCGTTGGCCAAACTGCCGCCGACGGTGAGCGGCTCGTCGCGGGCCGCACCCGATGTTTCGGTGAACTGGATTTCGGCGATGAAACACATGTTCACCGGCCCGTCGTGCGAAAAGTCGATCCAAACATGGTCCCATGCCGTCGAAGTGTCGTTCGACGGGATCGTGCGGGGATTGCCGCTCTCGTTAGCGGTGTCGGTGAACGAGACGCTGCCGAGCAAGATGCCGTCCGTGCGGTTCGTCGGCGCCGATCCGGTTTTTCCGCGCAAGGCCAGTGTTACGGTCGCGTCGCCCGGATAGACGTAGCCGGTGTTGTTGCTGCCCCATACGACGGCCTGTGCGATGCGCTTGCCGGGCGCGTAGGACTTGCCGGCGTAACCGGCGTTCGGCGACGAGATGCGGCCGGAGTAGGTGCCAGTCGCATTCGTCGTTCCGTCGAAAATCGCGGCAAGGCCGCTTGCCTCCATAAACGTCCCGAAATTCGTTCCCGTTGACCCCGGCACGAGCGACATGGTCTGCGCCTGCACGGCATAGGCCCATTGTTCGCGCGCGCGGGCGCCCGTATCGGGCCAATGCTGGACCGTTATCGTGCCGTCCACGGCAAGCGCGGCGTTGCGCGCGGTAAACAGCGTGTCGTCCTCGGGATCGAAATCGATCTCGGTCGCATCTGCCGCATAGCCGATCCGGCGCGTCGCAATCTGCGCGCCGCTCGCGGGAAGCGCAGGCACGGCTTGCGTGACGGCGCCTGCCGTCGGGCTGGCGAAAATCGGCTGCCCGGGCGCCAGTCCGCCGAAGCCCGACAAGCGGCCGGGCCGCACCTGGGCGCTCCCTGAAGCGCCGCTCGCGATCGCTGCCAGCGCGATCCCGAGGCGCGGTCCAATGCGCACCGGGCCGATCGCGTCGGCATCGACCTTGTACCAGCGGTCGGCGCCGCCGCCGCGCTGGTTGAACATGTCCTGGTAGACGAGATCGCGGATCGCGAGCGCCTCTCCGGCGAGGATTTGGACGGCCCCGCCCGTGAGATTGACGAGCCGCGATCCGTCGACGGCGGGCAGTCGACCAAGGCCGTCGAGTTGCGGCACTTGGTTTGCGGCACTGCCGACGTTCAGCGTCGCGACGCTGCCGAGACCAAGATTCGCGCGCGCGGCGGCAGCGGTGCCCGCACCGGTGCCGCCGCTTGCGAGCGGCAAGGGCAAGGCGATCGAAGCAGCACTTGCCGCCGCCGCCGAAGCCGCATTCGTGGCGAGGGCCGCTTGCGAACCCACGGCAGCGGCCGAAGCGGCGGCGGCGGTTGCGCTGGCGGCGGCGTTGGCGGCCAATGCGGCGGCGGTGTTCGAACCGCCCTCGATCTGCGCCAAAGTCTGGTTCGACAAGGCCGGGTTTCCGTTCGCGTCGAACGCGAGCATCCTTGCCGCGCGATCGGCAGCACGGTCGCGGCATCGTCGGCGTCCTCGACCGGCAGCTGCAGGGCGCGCGCGGCCGCCGTTTCGATCTGCTGCAGGGCCGCCGTCTGGAAATCGAATTCGTCGTTGAGCGTTTTGGCGCGCAGCTCGCCGCCTTCCTGGAAGTCGGTTTCGCGCTTTATCGTCAGGCGGCGCTGCAGCACCACGACTGCGTCGGCGGGCGGCGCGACGGCGAACGCCGCTGTTCCCGTGCCGTCCGCCAGCAGCGACACGGCAACGCCGCCGGCAACGCCGCCGGCAACGGGCGCGCCATTGACGGTGGCCATCAATTCGTTCGCTTGGAACAGCACGAAATCGAAACTGAAAACGGTCTGCGTGCCGTCGGCCAGGTAGCGCTTGCGCGGGAGCTTGGCGGAGATTTTGGGATGCTCGTTCATCGGCTTGTCCTTTCGGGAAAAAGAGGAGCGGAATTCAGCGCGCTTTTGCGCCCCAGCTCAGCAGACCGCTGACGCGGCGCTGCACGTCCTGCTGCTGGTCGAGCAGACTGCGGCCGCGCGCTTGCTCGATGCGCCCCAACGAATCCGCAAGACCCCGATCGAGGCCCGCCGCCTGCAAACCGTAAGCGCGGTCGCGGTCGGCCTGCTCGGTCGCGAAATCGCCCTCGATGCCCGAAAGCAGAGCGCCCGCCGAACCGTCGGCGCCGGACATGCCGCGCGCGCCGAACGAAGCGCGCGCGCGCGCCGTCGTGCGTTCGAGAAGATTGCGCCGCTGGCGCGCGTCGGCCGCCTGCTGCAGCTCCAGCAGCTGGCGCTGGCGGGCGGCGGTTGCGGCGACGGACTGCGCTTGGGCGTCCATTTGCGCGCGGGCCGCGTTGGCAGTGCCGATACCCTCGACGGCGCCGAGGGCCGTTTGGCCGAGCGCAAGGGCGGTAAGAGGTGCGATGCCGCTCATCGGTCGTTCACTTTCATTTCTTGGGTTGCGGAAAGCAGGGTGAAAGGCAGCGGCGCAGGCAATTCGATGCGCCACAAGGGATCGATGCTGGCGCGTTTCCAGCCCAGTGCTCGGATGCGCTTGTCGCCCGAGAAGGGCGGCGGCGCCCGGTCGAGCGCAAACGCGTCGCCGAGGCCGCGGAACGGCACGTCGACGAACCCGCTGCCGGTGTCCACGCGCAGTTGGCGCGATTCGAGCAGCTTGAAAGTGGCCTCGATCAACCGCACGCTGCGCGGCATGCTGGCGGTGCCGGGCGCCGCCGGGGGCAGAGGCTCGATTTCGCCGACGAAACCGATGCCGATTTCGACGTTGGCGCGGGCGCCGCGCGCCGGGATTTGCCCGCCCGAGGGTACCGCGTCGCCGATCGGCACGCCGTCGGCGAGGATCTGCACCGCGACGCCGTCGAGGTGGCCGAGCCCGTGCCACGCCGTCGCCGCAGGCGCGGGGGCCGACTTGACGGCCGCATCGGTCGAGCAGGTCGGATCGAAACATTCGATCGACCACCGGCCCGCGCGTTCGACCGCAAGATAGGTCGCGTTCGCGACCACCGCGAGGCTGCGAAAGGCGCCCGACGTCGTCTGGCGCGTCCAGGCCGTAACCTGTTCGGCGCGGTAGATCGTGACGGTCGCCATCGATCCGTCGGCATTGACGATATGGACGAGGCGATCGTCGGGATCGTAGTCGAGTTCGACCGGGTCGCGCACCAGATGCGGGGCGAGCAAGGCCAGATCCGTCGCCTGGTAGGCCTGTTCGGAGTCAGCGAACAGGAACTCGCGCAAGTCCCGCCCGCCGCGGCCGACGAACAGCGTCGCACCGTCCACGTCGCGCGGCCGCACCGAACGGTCGCTCGGACTCCCGATGCGCGTCTGGCGGTTGATCTGGACGTTTTCGGGGGTCAGCGGATCGCCCGTCACCATCCATTCCGCACCCGACGTGAAGACCTGCAGATGGCGGCCGGAGAAAACGTGGCGAATGGCGTTGACCTGGTCGGACAGCAGCGCGAATTCGATCGCCTCGTCGTCGAGCGCCGTGCCGAGATCGAAATTGAACAGATCGCCCGATTTCGACAGCCACAGCCGGTTCGGCAGATCGCGCGATCCGCCGACAACGAGGCGGTCCTGGTGGAACGTCACGCTGATCGGCCAACCGCGCAGCGTGCTGAACGCCTGCTCTTCCCAGTCGGTCGAGGCGGCGGTGTCGGGCAGCGTGCTGCCGGCCGCAAGGGTCGCGGTCGCCGTGCGAGGTCCTGCGACGGCCGTTATCGTGGCTTCTTTCTTGGCGACGCGGATACGCTGGCCGACATGGCCGGCCGCGAACACGTCGCTCGACGCGGTGAGCGTGACGGTGCCGGTCCTCGCGCTCGGCGTGAGCGTGGCGGCGTCCGGCGCGAATTTGTGGTACGGCTGCTGGATCACGCCCTTCTCCTCGAAGAACGTCCATTGCGCGATCGTCCAGCTCGCGTGCGACGTGCGGGTGATGCGCTGCGGCGGCACGTCGGGATGCACGACGAGCAGCGTGTCCGCGCTCTGGGTCCAGTTCACCTGCTTGAGCTGTGCCGCACTCCAGGGCGTCGCCAGACTTGCGACCTGCACCCCGTCGCGGAAGACCAGCATCTGGCCGCCGCACAGCGCCAGCAGATAGGCTTGTTCGGTGTTGAACTCGAACGCGACCAGACGCGCTTGCCCCGGCAGACCCGCGATGCGCGCGAGACCCGGGCGCCGCTTGACGCCGCCCGAGGGCAGAACCACGACGTTGCGCAAGCGCCGCGCGCCGTTTTCGTAGGCGCGCAGATCGATGCGACCCAGCATGGAGGGTCCGATTTCGCCCGACGCGAAGCTTGTCTTGGTGAGACGCACGACGCTCATCGGCGCGCCTCCACCAGCGAGAAATCTTCGAAGCTTTGCGGCGTGTCCTGCTGGGCGTCGATCAGCCGCGCGCGTCGGAACTCGTTTTCCGCAAGCCGGTAAAGCAGTTCGGCTCGGCTGGCGCTTTCGGTCACCGGCAGGCAGAACTCGGCCGCAAGAGCGGCGATCAGAGCCGCGTCGAAGAACGGCGGAAAAGCCGATTCGGCGGGCCGGAAAATGTAGGACAGCACCACGCCCTGGCTGTCGGTCTGCAGGGTCGATTCGACGATCCGGTACGCCGTGCCTCGGCCGCGCGCGCCCTGGCCGAGCGAGAGTGCGCGCAGGAAGTCGGGCGGCAGCTGGTAGGCGAAGCGATGGTCCGCGACGGGATCGCTCGCCAGACGCGGCAGCGACGCCTGGGCGGTCGCGAAACTCCAAGGATGGGCCGAGACGAGACCGTCGCGCACCGACGGGTACAGGGCGGCGGCGACCTGCGATTCGACCGTTCCTTCTGCGAAGGAAGCGATCGGCTGGGCGCCGAGCTTTATGAGGGCGCGCGAGCACAACGCGATCTGCGAGAGAGCCATTTTCTTCTCCGATTTCAGGGCAGGGAAGCGGCGGGCGCTTTGGGGGCGCCCGCCGCCTGTCCCTCAGGTCAGTCGGTGTCCGCCGCGTCGAACGCCGTCATGTTGGCGACGTCCACCACGCCGCTGACGACGGACGCCACGGCGAAGACGCCGTTCTGCGGCGTTCCGGTCGTGGCCACGTTGGCCAGCAGCATGTCGCCGACATGCAGCATGTCGGCGGCGGCGTTGAAGTAGCCGGTGTTGTCGACCGCGACGGCCGCGTCGGGGGTCGTGTAGTGCCACAGCGTGAAGCCGTTGGCGTAGGCGAGGACCGACAGGTTCTTGATCTCGAAAGCCATTGCTTGCTCCCTATTCCTTGCAGCGCAGGGTCACGACCCCGGCGGCGTCGATGATGCCGGCCCCCTGGCTCATCATGTTGCTGATGAAGTACGATGCGCGGTCGCCGTGCCATGTAAGGTCGCTCTTGACCTCGCACCCGGCGGCGTGGCCGACCGCCGTTTTGTGGTACCAGTGGCACAGGCGAACGCCCGCCACGGAAGTGAGGCCCGAATGGGGCATCCACAGCGTGCCGAGCCACTTCTTGGCTTGCGTTCCGCGCCAAGGCAGCTCTTCCTCGCCGACATAGTCCGCGTTCGCGAACTCGTCGATGCCGAGCAGTTCGGACCACTGCTTCCAGCCGATAACGGCATAGCGTTCGCCGTCGTCGGGCACGTCCTGCGCGCCGAGCCTTTCGAAGGCGAGCAGGATCTTCGCTTTGGTCAGGCCGTCGGTGTTGAGGCCGGCGAAGTTCGCCGAACCGTTCAGGGCTTCGATGATGAGCTCGTCGGTCTTGCGCCCGAGCGCATAGGCGCCCGAATTCACGACTGCCGATCGCTCGTCGCCGGCCGCCTTGATCTCGTCGAGCGCGTCGAGCCATTCGCCCGCGTAGTAGTCCTTGAGGAACACTTCGACGGTCGAATGTTCGACGTTCATCACCGGCACCGCCGCATGGCGCGCCTTGGTCGAGGCCGCACCCCGGCCCATTCGCTGGAACACGGTGGAAGCACCCTGGACCGCTTTCTTCGAGCGGACCGTGGGGCGCAGCTTCGAGCCCAGACGTTGGTAGGAAAGATGGACCTCGTTCTCGTAGTGTTTGACAAAAGATTTGTCGATGTCGGGCATGGTTGCCTCTCTGTCGCGTTTGGGGGATCGATGAAAAGCAATCGAGGGTTGCCGCATGGCGCGCCGACCGGCGGCGGTTGCGACCCTGGCAATCGCGAAGGCTAAAGAGATGCCGGTGGGCCGGCCTTCCCGGAAGCCTTCGCGTGGCTGCCCAGGTCGGCCGGTTGTCCCGACGGCGGAAAGAAGGGGGAGACTTCGTTGTCCAAGGAGGCCTGGCGGGTGCGCCTGCCTGCTTTGGGCGAAGTATTCAAGAATGTACTATCTTAGAGAGAAAATGTCAAGACCTTTTCCCGATGTCAGTCGCCATTCGGATAGAGGCGCTTGAAGCCCTCCTGGACGACGCGCACGATTTCGGGGTCGTGGTCGCGCCAGTAGCGCTTGTCGGCCATCAGCTTGCGCAGATCCGTCTCGTCGGCCGGACCGCCTGCCGCCGAGGTGCCGCCGCGCAAGCTGGGTTCGCCCGAATTCATGAGCTTGCGCAAGGCCCTCACGCCTTCGGGCGTGGATGCAAGCGCGCCGTAGACCGACGACGGCAGATTCGCCTGGCCCCAGCTGGCCAACTGCGGAGCGAGCGTCGACCACGCCGCCTCGCCGCCGAATTCTTCGACGAGCTTCGCCTGGGTCGTCTCGGCGCGGTAGTTTTCGGCGTACTCGCGCACGAGCGGCACCATACGCTCGACCGCAAGATCGTAGACGAGCTGGACTTGCCTCGGCGAAAAGCCCGCCGCGTGAAGGCGCTTGTTGACCTCCGGATCGATCTGCAGGAGATCGTCCTTGAGCTCGATGCGGTAGGCTTCGG